CGACAAGATCGAGAATGCGCAGAAACTTGGAGGTCAAGCCACCAAGAAAAAAGCACAGATATTTAGAGATAAGATCAGACCCATTATTCAGCAACTTATGAAAGATCCCTCATGCAAGCGCAGAGGTTTGCGCAATCGTGGCAAGGTCTCACATAAGCGGATCGCAGAGCGTTTGAATGAGTTAGGAATGCAAACCGCACAAGGGAAGGCATTCACAGACGCACACATTTATAACTTTTTACGACAAGAAGGAATCAGAGTATGACAAAAAACAAACTACACACCGCAGAGGGTAAGCTTACGCCTGACGATATGCTCTCAGGCTCGCAAGTCTGCGCGGTGCTAGGAAAAAACCCTTACAGCACGCCTAATGATGTGCTGAAAAGGGCATTTAATGCCGTCAATGGCATTGAAAATGAATTCAACCCAATCGAAAACGCGCATTGGGGTTCAACCTTTGAAGTGCCAATATTGAATCACTCAGCCCAGAAGCTTGGGCTAGGAAATCCGAAGACCGCTTTTGGACGTGCCTTTTTTCATAAAGACATTCCACTGGCCGTGTCCCTGGACGGCATGCTCAAGGGGGATGGTCGAGAAGTTAAAACTGACCCATCTCAAAACATCTATGTAATGAATGCGGACAGTATTGTGCTTGAGGGTGATGGCATTCTTGAATCTAAACTCACAGGACATGAAGCCGAGATTGATCTCCCGGATTATCGTGGCCCGATTCAGTTACAAGCACAGATGGATACGGTACAAAGTGATACAGGCAAACCCGTACGTTGGGGTGCTGTGTGTGTTTTGTACAAGGGTGTTCAACTCAGAATCTTTCTCTACAAACGAGATGAGATTTTGATTCGTCAGATTCATGATGCTGCGATTGACTTTGATCGTCGTGTCAATAAGTATCGTGAGAATGATGAAACAGAATGGTATCCAATACAAACCACCAAGGAAGCATCAGAGATGTTTGAAGATGTGACCGAGGAAACCATTGATTTAAATGATGAATTTGCAGATAAAGCTGAACGCATTATCGAGATTGAGCAAGACATCAAGTCATTAACCCAGGAGCTTGAGACTTATCAAGCACAGATCATGGCCAATATGCGTGATTATAAATACGCTAATGCGGGTCAGTATCACATCGCTTGGGGCAGCATGAACTATAAAGCTGTTCCTGAAAAGGTGATACCCGCTAAACCGGCAAGAACTGTGCGTGTTAAAAAGCTTCGCATTACGAAGGTGAAATAATATGAGACCTTGTTTAAAAAATACTTTGTATTATCAGCCTGATTTTCTAGTGTATGTTGCATGTGTGCAATGTATAAAGCATATTACTTGCTTGCGTATAGAAACTTATGGAGAACCACCTTTATATAATGGAGAAGATAATGGATAACATAGGTTATGAAAGTGCTGACTTTTGGCACTGGCAACAACAGTTGGAACACATGGAGGAAGAGGAAGCAAAGATTGCAACCGATGACTTCTTTTTTAAAGGCATTGTGGATACACGTGTGAAGTCAAAAGCACGTCGTAAAGCAATCATGAAAATCTATTTTGGAGACCGTAATGGAACAACAGAAAACTTCGGGGATTGCTAAAGCATTTGTGGAAGCACAGAAAGAGTTTGCCCCAGCTCTTAAAACATCAACTAACCCACACTTTAGATCAAAGTATGTCGATCTAGCGGGTTGTGTAGAAGCTGTACTCGATGCACTGAACAATCATGGATTTGCATTGATACAAAAGACGCATGACTGTGAGAATGGTGTGAAAGTAGAAACCATATTCATGTATGAATCAGGTGAACAGATCTCAGGGGGTGTGATTTCTGTACCCGCTGATAAACAGAATGCACAAGGTTATGGCTCAGCGTTAACCTATGCTAGACGTTACAGCTTGATGGCAGCCTGTGGCATTGCGCCTGAAGATGATGATGGTAATGCGGCCACGAAAGCACCGGCTGTTAAACCACCGGAAATGGTTTCCGCCATAAAAAAGCAATAACCCTCAATCTACCCGGCAAGGATCCGATTGAAGTTAAAGATAAAGACGACATGAAGAAACAAATGATTAACATGGTCGAGAAGATTGGGGGAGCAAACATCAGTACAGAAGACAAGGTCAAGAAAATGACAAAGTTCTTTGAGTTAAATGAACAAGGATTAAATCAGTTCGGACCGAACTATGTATTAGATGTGAAGAATAAGATTAACGATATAATTAGAAGCCTACTCGCGTAGGCTCCTAGCTATATGTACATTACTTGTTGCAAACGTACATTGTTACTTCAAAGCCGAAGCGCATTTCTGTTGCTGTTGGTTTTGTCCACATAGTATTTCTCCTATAAAGTGAGATACTATTATGGATGTAATACATGTAATACGCATCAGTAAAAACATGAAAGAAGGATAATTAAGATGCAATACAGTGGATATTCGTTTGATATGACTGAACATGACATGTATAACGATAACAAACCTGAAAGTTTTACCATTAATTTATTGCAAGGTGTTATTTTCCAAGCGGTGCATGACATTCTATCTCCAACCATGGCCAACTCAGCCAAGGGAGACGCATTAGAATGGTTATCCGATGAAGATAATGAGATGTTGCAATTATGTTTAAGTGTCTGTAATATAGATCATGAACATTTATTATTACGGGTAAGTAAACAAGGATGGAATTTAGATTTATAGTATTAGATGAGTTTGGTGAATCGATCCGCGCATTCTATGACAAGGAAGACGCGGAACGGTTTGCTAAAACACGTAAAGATTTTACCATTGAGGAGATACCACATGAAGAATTACCTGAAGAAGAGAAACTCACTTATCAAGACATGCTCGATCAGTATGGTGATAGCACTTTTTAGTGTTTTTGTCTACGCATGCGATAGCTATTTTGTGTATGATGCTAACGGAAAGCTGTTACATTGCATGAAATGTGGTCAAGTTATTACTTGTAGCTAAGATATACGTCTCTCGCTTTTGATATGGCTTGTGGTGAGACGATCGTGTTTTTCTAAGGGGGTAGCCTAGGTTACCTTGAGATCGTGCAACACAGAGCGATTGTGTGGGTCATTTTTCAGTGTGTCACCTTAGGTTTAGCACTTAAGACATACATATCCATGTTTTGTCCATAAATCAGGATATAATCTGTCTCATCTTCAGAGAATTGTATTTTGATTGCAGCATCTTGTTGATCTTCTATGATTTCTATGTTCCAAATCTTCTTACCAATGAGACCATCAATAATCTCTGCTTGATCTGAATCGAGTTCTTCTATCTTTTGTGCTAAACTATTTTCTTCGTCCATCGTCCCCCGTCTTTCAATACCATAGGCATCAGTTTTGGTTGACCATCAAGGATCATTGCAGTACCAATTATAAATCTTGACTTAAAGTTCTTTGCATAGTTAAACGCCATAGACTTTTGATTAATGAGACATCCTGTTTGCAATGCCCACACTAACTTGTCCGGGTTACTAAAGTATTCAATACTAAACTTTGTATGATAGTGACCTTGAACCACATTGCACCCGTACTGCATTGCCACGGCCAACGCCCGGGCGGACATGCCATGCGTAAAGAAACACTTTTGTCCATCAGATAAGGTAATGTATAGGTCATCGACCCATTCCCATCCAGGACCAACTTGCAAGAACTCATTGTAAGACTTAAGATACTCCGCACTGAGGCCATGCTTGATTGCACGACGATAGATAAGTGACGAATGATTGGAATGCATGATCTTCATTTTAGGAAATATCTTTTCAAGTTCATGAATGTACTTGCGTGATAGTCTTAACTCATCTCCAGAAGAAGGTAAGTCAGGATTAGATTCATGCATGGATATGTTATGCTGATCGATCTCATCTCCAACATTAACGATAAGATCTGGTTTGTATTTCTGTTTCAATGCTTTCAAGAAATCAAAAGCATCTGGATGGTGATACGGAATATGTAGATCCGAAATCACCAAGACTGATTTATACTTCATAGTAAATCCAGTTGTTGGTTTATATTAGTATATCAGATTAATTAGGCTTCGCAAGCTGTCCGCCAAAGTAGAACTCTACAATCATTGTAGCCCATTGGAAGATCTCATCAAACTTATATAAACCTTTTAGTGTTGTAAATGTTTCACCACCACCGAATGAGAACAAGCCAAGAATGCTAACACCTTCTGATGTAGTCTTGACTACAGTATCAACACCAAAGATACCAGCCAATGGATACACAGCAACTAATGCGAGTATCACTAGGATCAAGATACGTCTATTCCATGCAGCAAATGGTGACTCTTTGAGTGCGTAGTCACGTGCTTTATCGATCTCACCAGACTTAGCAGCTAAGGTTTCTAGCATTAGCTTCTGTTGATCGTGTGCTTGTTGTGATTTGATTGCCATTAACTTAGCGATGAAGCCAAGTGCGATTGGTATTAAGTGTGTAATGATTCCCATGTTAGTTTCCTAGTGGATTAGTTGTGGCTTTACGTAATGCTTTCATCTCTGCACGTATGCCTTCTAAGTTAGCTTCGACCTCAGAGCGTACACTTCTTAGTGTTGCTTCTACCTCACGTTGATTACCTCTTGACTCTGCGGCCACCTCTCTGGATAATGCTAGTGCATCACTGGCTTTCTCTTGTGTGATGATAGCACGCTCCATGATTTCTATGATACGTCCTTGTTGACTACCTAGCTTCAGCTCGATCTCTTTAATCTTGCTCTCATCGTATGAATCAATCACCGAAACCATATCGTTGTAGAGGGTTATCCCCATGTAACTGATACCACCGATGACGGGCAATACTGTCAAAACGATCCCCAATATCATCTGATTGGATAAAGTCAAAGAGAAAGTTTTGGTCTTGGGCGTAGTCATCCTGGTTTTGTCCTAAAAAAATTTCAGTAGGTTGTTCATATAATGCATTATTACTCTGCTGTATTAACTTAATAGCAATCCCAAACCCAGGCACAACTTCCTCGTTCTCTTTTGTCTCTGGTTCTTGTGGCTCTTGCTCTACTTTCTCTTCTGTCTCTGTCTCCACTGTCGGCATCTCCATCTCTTGCTGTACAGGATCCTGGCTCGCAGTTACAGGTTCTGTGGCTGGAGTTTGGACAGGTGTGGAGAGTGGCACTGTCGTGTTTAAAGGCGAAGCTGGATTCAACGGGCTTTCGATGCTTGTTGGATCGCTGGCTTTTAGGGTACACGAACTGGAGATTGTAGTCCAAGGTAATACTGTTGGGATCGAGTAGGGTGTCGAG